AGTTTATTTATTGCCCGAAGAGTTGGCAGCTAGAATCAACTTCAACGATTAGGATAACTGACTGATTTTTCGTAACTTAAGGGTATGAGAAAAAAAGAAAAACTTAATAAATGTTGTATCTGTAATAAGAAATTTACTGGATACGGCCACAACCCCGCGCCTGTAATGTCTTGGGGATCTTGTTGTAACTATTGTAATAATTATGTAATTAGCGTTAGGATCCGCGAAGCTCGAGGTATGCGAATCGTCGGTGGAAAGGTTCTAGATGCCTAATGAATAAAAAAGTTAAAAATCTTGTCGACCTAGAATATTATAATGCGTTAAATCATTGTAATACGTTTTTAAAAAAGTGGCGTGACGCTAAGCCCGAAAACGAAGAGTTAAAAGAATTTGCGTTAAAATATTTACATATTGTATTTCATACTAATTTTTTAGAAACTGAAAGATACGGTTACGAATTATCATTTGCTGAATATTTAAATGACAAATTAAAAGCTGAAGAAGAGGTTGAAAAGATTAAAAAAGAAAACCAAAGATTAGTTGAAGAAAATAATAAACTTAAAAAAATTGTAAACTTATGATCTCTAATTGTTGTGGCGCTTCGCCTTGGTTAAATATGATAGAACTAGAACGATGTTCAAATTGTAAAGAAAATTGCGAATTTATAAACGAAAACGATGAGTAAAAAAATATTTAAAGATTATCCAAAAAGTAAAATTATTGCAAAATTACGTGAAGTTCAAATATACGAAAAAACGTATGGCGAAAACGAAACCTCAAAAGCAATAAAAAAATGGTGTACGGATCCGGTATACCGTAAAAAAGAATGGCTATGGAGACAAAGTGTCGCCGATAGTATAAAACCAAATGTTAATTATTTAAAAGATTATTATGAGTTATAGTGAAATAATGCTAGACGTTTACGAAAAAGAAATCGAAACGTTACAAAAAAAGTTGTCGCTTGTTGACGATGACATAGATAAATTAAAACAAGAGATAGCTGACAAAGATATTATTATACGTTTGCTTAAAAATAAAAACAAAGCGTATGATAAATTCAATTAGATTACTCGACGGAACGGATCACGCTATTGACGATTTATTAGACACAATGATGAGCGATGAATTTTATTATGGTTATTTAGGCAAAGTAGCATTGTCTAGTAGCAGTATTAAATTATTGTTAGACAGTCTAAAAACTTATCATTATGTTACAAAATACGGAAGCCCGGAGTCTCAAGCTTTAAGAAACGGTTGGTTATTTCATACTATGGTTTTAGAGCCGGAAAAAATGGACGAAATCGTATTTGTAGATGTGTCTAGTAAAAACACTAATAAATATAAAGAAGCCAAAAAATATCATAATCTAGTGTTTACGAGAAAAGAACGTGAAGACGCCGAGCGACTTTGTGACGCTTTATATAAAAACGAAACCGCATTGTCTTTAATAGGTAAATCTAAATTTGAGGTGCCGATGATAGGCAATATAAACGGTTTCCCGTTTCGAGGCAAGGCCGACATACTAAAAAATAATGGTGGTATCGTAGACTTAAAAACCACTATCGATGTAAAAAACTTTTCAAAGTCTGCGGATAATTTTCTATATTGTAATCAAGTTTACATTTATTGTAAGCTATTTAACGTGAGCTATAAAGATTTTGTATTTTTGTGTATTGATAAAAAAAACCTAGACATAGGAATTTGGGAATGCACCAAATCGTTTTATGAAAAAGGAGAAAGATTAGTTGCCGAGGGAATTGAAAGATACAAAGAATACAGTAGCGAAACTTTTGACATTAACGATTATGTAATTAAAGGTTGTCTGTAAGCGATTATTTGTATTTTAGAAAATACCGAAACAATTTAACGCAATATATTATTTATAATTGTTGTATCACGCCAGATAAAAAAAAACGAGGCCGGGTGAATTTAACTGAAAACGAAATACTAGGTTTGTTAAAAGAACTAACAAGGGTTGAATTATATTTAAAATATGGATAAAGAAAAAGCATTAAAAGAAATTTATAAAAGACAAAGAGTTGAAGCATTCTTAAAAAACGCAATATACCGAGAAGCTACAAGTGCTAGATATAAACAACACCCTCATTCGTATACTTTACGAGCAAATTGGAATGATAAAGAATTTATCGAAGTCGTAAAATATATGCGTAAAAATTCAGTTATTGGATATTTTTTTAAATTCAAACAAAAATATTTTCATTTAGACGGCTATAAATATTGGACGATGGGTTATGGTTTAGATCAAACAAAATTAATTAATAAAGCAAAATTAAAATGATTAAACCAATTCGATATTTTGATACTGAAATTTATCATAAAGACGGTAAAAAACACAATTTAATATTTAACGAAAACACAAATTATATTGGTTATTTTATTAAAAAAAAACTATGCGGTTTTGCAGGTTACGATGTTTTAACTAACAAAGCAATTTTAAGAACTTCCTATGTTTTACCGGAATATAGAAATAAAGGAATTTATAAAGAGTTGTACAATCATCGAGTAAGTTTATTAAAATGTAAAGGCATAAAAAAAATTGAATTAACTTGTACTCAAATGTCTATAAACTATCATTTAAAAAATGGTGCTAGAATTATTAAACAATATAAAAATTACACTAAAGTACAATACCTATGGAAATAACTTTTGTAATAATAACAGTTGGCGAACGAGTAAAAGAATTAATCGCTTTGTTAGAAAGCATACGAAATCAAAAACGTTTTGACAATTACGATATTAATATAATGTTTCAAGGAACAAAAAAACAATATGAAAGTCTTTTAAATTATACAAATAATAAAAATTGTATTAAAAACGTATTTTATGAACCAAAAAGATTAGGTTGTCATACGGCCAGACTACGATTATTAAAATTAATTAAATACGATGCTTATATAAATTTAGATGATGATATGCTATTGGTAAATCAAACAGATTACTCATCACCATTAAAAAAAATTAAAGAAAAAGATTGCGGTTTTGTTTTAACAAATTGGGCAAGAACGCAAAACATTTTAGACATAAAAATTCCAAAGCTTAAAAACATATATAAAAAACAAATACTATGTTATAACGGTGGCGGTATGGTTTACAATAATACGATAGCAAATTTAATGAGAACTTTACCCGAAGTCCCAACCAAATTTGACAATGCCTGGAGCTTAACTACTTATATAAATGGATATACAAATTATGCTTTTAAAGGAAGCGTTGCTTTACATTTTGTTTTAAGAAGCGACGGAATGCAACAATTTAACAGAGAAAATCCAATTGAACTAATGTGTAGTGAATTTATTAATTTTGTGCCAAAGATTAGAAAAACGGTTTTAGGCGAAACAAATTATAAAATACCGGCAGACGTTGATGTAAATCAAAATGCTAGAAATTTGCATAAAGCTAATAAAAAATGAAAATCTATAAAAAAATCAATGTTTATGATCAAGCATTAAACCGGGTACGGTTTTTGTTCGAAGAGTTTGACAACGTGGTGGTTGGGTTTTCGGGTGGTAAAGATAGCACAGTTGTATTAAATTTAGCTTTACAAATAGCGGAAGAGCAAAATCGTTTACCGTTAAAAGTTATGTTTATAGATCAAGAAGCGGAATGGCAAAACGTAATTGATTATATGCATACAATAATGGAAGACAAAAGAGTAGATCCTATGTGGATGCAAATACCATTTAAAATATTTAATTCAACTTCTAATAAAAATCAATGGATTACGGCTTGGGAACACGGAGCGGAACATATGCGTCCATACGTTGATTATTCTATTAAAGAAAATAAATATGGTACAGACCGTTTTTATGAATTATACAATGCAATATTTAAAACAGAGTTTCCCGAGACTAGAAGTTGTTTACTTGGCGGAGTCCGAAGTGAAGAAAGTCCTAGACGTCACGTTGCTATGACTCAAGATGCTACTTATAAATGGATAACTTGGGGAAAAAAATTAAACCCGGAGCTTAACCATTATACGTTTTATCCAATATACGATTGGAGTTATACTGATGTTTGGAAAGCGATACACGATGAACAATGGCCATATTGTAAAATATACGATTACCAATATATGTACGGAGTCAATATAAGAAATATGCGAGTTAGTAATTTGCATCACGAAACCGCAATCGAATCATTATTTTATTTACAAGACATAGAACAAGATACTTGGAACGCTTTAACTAAAAGAATGTCCGGTATAAGTACGGCCGGTAAAATGAATAAAGATGATTATTTTATTAAGGAGCTTCCTTTTATGTTTAAAGATTGGGAAGAGTACCGAGACTATCTAACTGAAAAATTAATTGACAAAAATAAAGACCGGGATCGTTGTATAAAAAAATGGAAAGCATTAGATAAACAATATGAAAATTTAAACGGAAAAGATAAGTTAACAAAAACTATGATTAATACAATATTGTCAAACGATTATCACGATTTTGTAAAGATTAGAAATTTTACAGAGCGTCCCGAGTTAGCTTGGTGGCGTAAACATAAAGAGACGGGTATCGAAAACAAATACACAATAAACAATAAATGGATAAAAAGATAAGTGGAAGACTAGCCGTTGCGTTAACAAAAGAATTTGACGCATCAGAAAACAAAATAGAATTTATCGAATCAATAAAAGATTTATTACATAAAATCAGCCCGTTAAAAAGTCAACCTGTAAACCGCGTAAAATGGGTAGATATAGATAAAGTTCAAGCAAACGATTACAACCCTAATAGCGTTGCTAAAATCGAAATGAAGCTATTACATACCTCTATTAGTCACGACGGTTATACGCAACCGGTTGTAACAATATACGATAAGGATAAAGACAAGTATATAATTATTGACGGTTTTCATAGATATTTAACTTGCAAAAGTTATGATGACGTCCGGGAACGAAACCATAATAAATTACCAATAGTTGTATTAGATAAAGACATTAACGATCGTATGGCCTCAACGATTAGGCATAATAGAGCGAGAGGCAAACACTCAATAAAAGGAATGAGTAATATTGTATTCGGAATGTTAGACAACGGTTGGGACGATGCAGACATTTGCGAGGAGCTAGGAATGGAAGCCGAAGAGTTAATACGATTAAAACACATAACCGGGTTTAGTAAACTATTTGCAGATGCTAAATACAAAAACGCTTGGGAACATAAAAAACAATTAGAAATAAAGAAAAAATATAAAGATGAAAATAAAGAAAATATCACTGTCTGAAATAAAACCGTATTGGCGTAATGCTAGAAAAAACGACAAAACCGTTGAAGCTTTAAAGAAAAGTATAAAGTCATACGGATTTAATCAACCGTTAGTATTAGACAAAGACAACGTCATTATAACCGGTCACGCTAGGTTTCGAGCTTTAATGCAATTAGGACATAACGAAGCTCCGTGTATAGTCACAGACTTGAGTCCACAAAAAGCAAAAGAATATAGAATAGCCGATAATAAAACACACGAATTGACTATATGGGACAATGAGGATCTAATGGTTGAGTTAAGAGAAATTGGAAACGTTGAAGAAATGCAATCGTATTTTGATAATATAAGTTTAAGTAATTGGCTTGACGATTCAGTAGGTTGGGGTATGGATCCCGTTACATACGAAGACGTAGAAAAAAAGAAACACGAGCTTGAAAATAAATATGACTACAATGAAGAAGAGAATATAAAAAAATTTAACACTATATTGTGTCCACATTGTTTAGAAGAGATTGAATTAAATAAAGCAGATTTTGTATGAATATAGCAATTTTACACCCGTGTCCCGTTTGCATTAGTGTTGCAATCGTTAGTTACATTGTATATAAAAAAGTGACTAAAAGTGACAATATAAAAAAGAAATAATATGCCAGAAAAACATAACGCATTTGAAAATCAAATCTTTGACCATTATAGGAAAGAAGCAAAAAAAGTTACTGACGCAATACAATTGTTAGTCGAGCTTAATTATACGGTCATCGATCATCAAGGAAATTGGTTAAATAAAAAAAGAAATGAAGAAAACAAAACTACAAAAGGAAGCAATGATTAAAGCTTTAGAAAACTCAATTGGTATTGTAAGCGCAGCTTGTGGCAAAGTCGGTATAAGTAGACAAACGCATTACCGTTGGTTAGAAGAGGACGAAGACTATGCGACTAATGTAAAAGAAATAAAAAACTTTGCATTAGATTTTGCAGAAAGTAAATTATTAGAATGTATTAAAAACAATAAAGAAACGTCAATAATATTTTATTTAAAGACTCAAGGAAAACGTCGAGGGTATATTGAGCGTCAAGAAATTGATACAGGCGATAATAATAAATTTAGAATTGAAGTATTTGATTTTGCAAATGAAGAAAATAAAAACGAACATAGTTTGGAATCACTTAGAAAACAGTTCGAAGAGGATAGTAATTGAACAAGGCGGAACGAGATCCGGTAAAACTTATAATATTTTAATGTGGCTAATATTTAGCTACGCATTAAGACATACAAAAAAAACAATTACTATTTGTCGAAAAACTTACCCGGCTCTTAGAGTATCGGCAATGCGAGATTTTATAGAAATATTAAGAAACTATAATTTATACGATGAGAAAGCGCATAACAAATCTTCAAGTGAATATAGACTAAACGGAAACGTTATTGAATTTATAAGCTTAGACAGTCCGCAAAAGGTACGTGGACGTAAAAGAGATGTGCTATTTGTTAACGAAGCAAACGAGTTACATTGGGAAGATTGGCAACAATTAGTTTTTAGAACTACCGGGAGAATCATACTTGACTATAATCCGTCAGATGAATTTCATTGGATTTACGAAAAAGTTAAAACCCGGACAGACGCTGACTTTCATATTACGACGTATAAAGACAACGGATTTTTAGAGCCAAGCATTGTAAAAGAAATTGAACTATTAAGATCAACTGACGAAAACTATTGGAGAGTTTATGGGTTAGGTCAAATTGGTAGCTCCTTAGCTATTATTTTTAAACCAATATTAATTGATAGTATTCCACAAAACGCATCGTTTGTTTCATACGGTATGGATTTTGGTTACACAAATGATCCAACAACATTAATTGCTATTTTTAAATCCGATACAAATTTGTATATTAAAGAGCATATTTATAGGACAGGAATGACGAATCGAGACATACATAATGAATTACTTAGATTAAAAGTTGGAAAGCGTGACGAAATATTTGCCGACTCCGCAGAGCCAAAAACTATTGACGAGCTTTACCGATTCGGTTGGAATATAAAACCGAGTACAAAAGGCCGGGACTCGATTAACATTGGAATAGATATGTTAAAACGATTTACAATAAACATCACAAAAGATTCACTTAACACAATAAAAGAATTTCGGAACTATAAATGGGCAGAAGACAAAAATGGTATTATATTAAACAAACCGGTTGACGCTTTTAATCACAGTATCGATTCAATACGTTACGGAATTTACAATAAACTAGCTAGACCAAATTATGGGAAATATGCAATTAGATGATAGGGAATATAAAAGTGAAGCAAAACTTTGTGAGCATTGTAATAAAGGAATTAAATACAAACAAGGCAGTAGACAAAACGGTTTCGTTTGGTATTGTTACACTTGCGGTGATATGGAATACCATAGCTATTAATTAGGATTTCTCGCATAAATTTCGTAACTTCTAGTTATGAGAAAAAATATAGAAAATACCTTAA